AGCCAAATGTTTCTCCCATTGAGAATTGCTGTAAAAATCAAAATAGATTTTCTGATAAGCAAGGAACGGAAGAGCATTGACAATCTGTGAATTCTGATAAACCAAAGGATTATCCGCGTCACCAAGACTATCAACGCCTAAATACTTTTTCGTAATAGCAGCCTTTGCAGGATTAGAAGACGCAATCAAAGAACCATAACCAAGCAAATCAAGCAACTTGCAAGAACCATAAACAATAGGAAGACCTGCATCATCACGAGTATTAGACTGGTCACCAGCATTAGCTGTCTGAAGAAACTGATTAAAAGTACTCAGAGAAACATTAGGCACAGAAGTAAGTGCAGAGGTATTCGCAGTAGGACTAGCTGCACTAGTCATGTAATCCGTCATTTGAGTAAATGCCTGCGGGAGCGCGCGGGAAATCAAACGTAAAGGCACAGCGTAGAAATCATAATACTCTTTAATACGGGTATATGCAGCCGTATTAACCGGAACAGTGCGGGTAAACCAGTCAGAGGAAATACGATACTTAGTATCAGGGATGGCAATCTGCCAATAACAAGGTAAAATTTCTCCAACTTTCGCTGTAAACAATTTTTTACTAGACAAGTCAAAGGAAGAGCGATGAGTAGGAATTTTCGCTCGGTCTAAGGGGTTAAAATCACTCATAATTAATAAAATTAAAATTAAACCATACGGTTGAAAATATTATTAGCATCATTAAGCTTTTTGTGCTTAATCATGTCACGACAGAATGTTGCACTACGGTACCGGAGTTGCTCAAGAAGCTCAGATGTTTCACTCGAAACGGTCTGCAAGACATCCATTTCGCACCCGTTCTGAGGGAACGCAAACATACAATCCGAAATATCCGGGTTTTGGGATCGTAAGTTGAATGCATCTCGTAAACTTTCATAATCTTTTTTCTTTTCATACTCTATGCCTGTTTTAATGATAAACATAATACGACCGGAGTAAGCACTAACATCAGAACCGAAGAGAGGCAAATGCCAGTTACGGAAGAACTTATAGACATATAAGAATAGCCGATATAGCTTATTAATATAAGATTCGATATCGACATCACTAGAACAGTTAACAAACCTAGTAAGACACCGAGAAGCATGTAATATAATCTTGTCATCATCAGTAAGAATAGAATTGACTTTAAGATATTGATAATAAGTGCGGACAAGACTCAAAATTGAGTCCTGTTTGTAGGCAATAAATCCGAATTTTGCAATTCTCTTTGGCGTTGAGTGTACAGCGCGAAGAATTCGAGCAATCGCAATACTATCGTCATTGCGAGTAGACGAGAATCTGGGCAATAAGGTACGGATATACGACATGGGTGGAGTTGACCGAATACTGAGGCCGTTGAAGTTATGGATTCTTCCATTAACGACAGAATCGATTTTTTGCTCAATCTGCGCATAAGGGTCTTCACCTTCCACGAAATCGCAACCTTTCTCAAAGAATCCCAAAGACGCTCTCGAGCGGGGTTTAAACGCGCGGCATGAGCGATATAATAAGGGAGCAGAACTAAGGCTATTAACGTAACTCGCAATGTACGAAGAAGCTCCACCTCTGGCAATCTGGAAATCTGAACGACCGAACTTCCAACTCTTATCGTGACAGTATCGTAATACCTTTGAGACTTCTTCCGAGTTCGTGAATAATAAGATATGGTAATGCGGGCGGAAATGCACAGGGCCGTACTCACCAACAGCGTAGAAATGTAGCGTTTCATATTTTCCTAGTTGTTGAAATAAATATTTACGTAATCTTTTAATATAATTCTGAACATCAACATAGTTTAAAAAGGGAATAAGGTTATCACGACCGTATTGTTCAGAAGCGGGATAATCCGTTTTGTCAACCGATTGCGTCTTATAGATAAAACTACGAATAGCAGCCATACTAAGAAACCAATTGTCCTTAACAGGAACATATTCCTTAATCTCACGGTCAAACGGCACTGTACCTTGTACCTGTTCGAAGAATATATGACGCAGCATGGAGTCATCATCACATCGATACTCGGAAACAGGAATATATTTATGATATTCATCACCAAAATGAATATCTCCTGAGATACCTACAACGTCCTCATATTCACTGTGGAGAACCTTACAATTCATAAGAGGAATATGTTCGTTGTCATACGTAAGAGTTACAAAATAAGAATACTTAAAAGCACTTCCAGCGGTCTTCACACGCATGGACGCTTTCTGAGCACGCTTATGGATGCAATAATCGCATTGACCACAATCCACGGCAATACGTGCACCGTTATAACGATTAGTAATAAACGAACGATGCTGGCAATGATCAGCCGCTTTCAGTAAATCAGGAGAAAATTTCATAATTATTTACGTTTGTCTATCACCTGCCGACGATTACGAGAGCAGAATGAAATATGAATAAATGTCGGATATATAATAAGCTGGTCGAATGGCGAAACATTATCAGAGAAAAAATGAATCGTTTCGAGCAAATTATTAAATGTAGTAGAACCATAAGGTTTAATATCAACAGCCTCGCCTACAAGATGTTGGGAATTCGGAACACCTCCAGCAGCTTTATTCTGTTCAGGAGTACGTCTAGCACTAGTCACCGAAAAATGAACATTAGAGTAAAGCAGATACTCAAAAAAATGCATAAGAGTATAATTCATAGTCCGATAGCATTAAGAATATAACCAAGAGCAGCGGAAACAGCTCCAATTACAATTTTCCAAATATTATTGCTTTTCATTGTTTTGAGTTTTAAGTTCGATAAAACTATTAAATTCTTGAATCGAATCCACAATAACAATAAGACCCAACGAAGAAACTCGCTCAGAATAATTTCCAAGACCATCGAGAGAATCGATAACATAAGGCGAAATAACATCACGACCAGTGGTTTTGTCTTTAACTGAAATAATAAACTTTAGCATAATTGTAAGAATTTTAAAATATTAATAATAGTTGTAACTCCTAACTGGGGCAAATATACAAACTATTTTAATAATTCCAAAAGAAATATCTTTTTTTTTAGATTGTACCATAGAGTGTGAGTTGTGCGTTTATGGACAAGGGATGGAGAATTCGAGAGGATAACTCGAATTTGCTTTCGCACACAACTAGGGGCTTCGCTTAATTGACAAGTGAGTGTATACAGGGGTATATAGGCACGGCAGGTCAGATAGAACCTGCCTTTGCGCACTCCGTGCTAAAATACCGGAGCGGAACGCTCCTATAAGGAAGTCGCTCCGCTCCATATTTCGATCAGGCCCTACGCGGGCGGCGGGTGTATATCGCTCAAACGCCGCGATAGGCTTCTAGTCCTGAAGTATGTTCTTATTTACGGCCAAAGTTACCAAAACGAGCACCGGCGCCAACAAAATTACCAGCACCGGAGGCAATACTACCAACACCACGAGCAACAGATTCCCAATAATGAGTACGGCCTTGTTTACGAGCCAAGTCTGCGCCATATTCAGCAGCTTTCTGATTCGCCATAGAAGTTTTATACTCCGTATGTTTACGAAGCTTAACATTCTTATAATCATACGTACTATCACGATATTGCAATTCATTAGAGGCATTAGCTGCCTTAATCAAAGAATCAGCCGTCTCGGAAGCTACACGATTGTCAATTTTCTTACCGGAAGCCTCAGCAGAAGCAAGAATAGCACGCTGAATTTCAGTCTGTATTTGCTTCTCAGTAAGAGCACCTTGAGACTGGAGATTGGCTAAAGTTTGAGCCTTAATAAACAAATCAGCCTGTTGATTCTGGTCCATATACTTATTCATAATACGTTGAGCATCAGAATTAAGCAAAATCTGTGCTTCTTGAGCAGCAGATATACGTTCAGCAAACTGGGCGTTTTTTAAATTCTGAGCCTCGGTAGATTGGTCCAAAGCAGCAGACACACGGCCTGTTTCCTTGTTCCAATAACCGGAAGAGCCAATAGCTAGATTCTTCCAGTTAGTAAGACCTCTATAATAATCAGACAAAAGAGGAGTTACCGTATCAGTCTGACGCGCACGAGAGCCTGATTCACCAGCAGAAGCCTCAGAAGCCTTAGCTTGAGCAAGGGAAGCAAGAGACTGAAACACGCTAGAAAAATTAGGCTTATAGGCCTGCATACTAGGAACAGGAGCAGCAGTAGCAGCAGCTCCGCCTGAAGCAGGAGACCTAGAACCAGCCATAGCAGCAGAACCTTGAACAAACGGATTCAAACCACGAGAAATCATAGCGTCAGGAGAATTGTAGGCATTATTCATGCCCCACATCTGTTGCTGCCAATCACGTTGAATCTGAGCCTGCTCTGCGTTAAAAGCGTTCTGCTCACGCATCATACGGAGATTAACCTTATTCTGATGATTCTGATTAACCATACCGACAACATTGTCGGTAAGGTTTGCAGCCGAGGAAGCTATAGCATCAAATAGGCCCATTATTCAGGAGAGGCAGGGGCGGGATCCGAAGACGGCGCTGCCTTTTGCTCTGCCAACATAGATTCGGCATAAGCCGATAGTTCAGACTTCTCACTGGCCAACTGCTGTAAAACAGCCTGACGTTCAGACATAGTTTGACAATGACGGGAGATAACACAATCAAAACGTTCTTCATCAGTCATACCATCCATTATAGTAGACTGAGTAGGATGCATTTGGGCAAGAATATTCTGAACATTCATATCACCAAGTAACCGGCGATATTTTTCCTGATTCAGCAAAATCTGCGTCATATCACATTGAATCAAGTCACCATCAGGAGATTCATCATACATAACTGTATCATATACAGACTGCTGATAACACGGATTATCCTCAATCAACTCGGGAACAACCTCATTTTTAATATAATCGGGGTTTTTATAAGCAAAACTTCTCATAACAATACAAATTAATAAGGTAAACCATTTCTATCCAAGTTCTGTACAGCATATACTTGGAAATTAACATTACAGAGCAACTGGTCAAACGCAACAGAACAGTTCGCAGCATCAATTTGAGGAACGAATATAGAATTCAGCTGTTGAGGACGAACTTTCATAGACTGGTAAGACCAAGCACCGGAAGAGGTTAACACCTGCCATCCATCAAGAGGAGCAGACCAAGACTGATAAGCAGCACCAGCACGGAATCCAGCGTGAACGGTATCAATATTAGATTTCCATTGCCAATAACGGAGGTTATAACCAAGAGAACCGGAAACATTACGGCCGGGGTTATTCTGAAGATTCAGAGCAGGAACAGCTTGCATACCAAGCTGGTCAAATGCAGGTTGCGGGAAGTCAGAGATAGCGGTCACAGTCAATTGAGGAGCCTGACCAGTCAAATTCCAATCCAACATGGGGACAGCATGGTATACACACATAATCACCTGATGTTCAGCGCCACAGTCATAAGTAATAGTATGTCCGGAATTACTGGATACACCTTTACCAGCAATAGAAGCCTGAGAAGAGTCAGAATCAAGATTAGTATTAACTACCTCATTAATGTTGATAACACTGGACCAACCTCCAATATAATGAGCATGATTACCCATGTATTCGGGAGCCTTAATACCAAATTGAGCGGCCATTTGGTCAGAGTAGTCTTTGCTAGAGAATTGTACTACTTCTTTCCAGCGCTGGAGATATTCTGTGGCACGAATTGAGAGAGCGGAAAGATCGGAATTAAGAGAAACAGGATAATTAGAACCGGTACCAGCAGAACTGAGGGCAACAGTCGTACCTGAAGTATTAACAAGGACAGAAGCGGTACCAGCAGCATTAGGAGCAACAAGATAAGATGAAGCATGAGAAGAAAATTTAGAAGGTAATACAGCTACCGAACCATATTGAGAAGATGGCAACATACCCATAAAGTAATCTTTCGGGTAGTTTGCATAGCGAAGTTTAACCATTTCCGTAACCAGTGAGATCTGACCGGTACCAGACCAATAATCAACATTATAAGAATAAGCCAAATGTTTCTCCCATTGAGAATTGCTGTAAAAATCAAAATAGATTTTCTGATAAGCAAGGAACGGAAGAGCAT